AGACAGTCGACGAGAACTGTGCGGCGGACGCCGTGCCGGGTGCGTTGGCCGGGCCGATCGTCGGGAACAGCGGACGGCCGGCGGCGTCGACGAGGGAGCCGAGCCGGGCGTAACCGGTCGGGCCCATCGCGATCCACTGGGCGAGCTCACCGGTCGCGGCGTACACGGCGGCCGACGCGTCATAGATCGCCTTGAGGGTGGCGGCGGCGTCAGCGGTGAGCGACAGGGTGACCTTGCCGGTCGACAGAGCCATCTCTGTGATCAACATGCCGTCGATCTTGGCGGCGAGCCGCTTCAGCATGTGGGAGATGATCAGGTCGAGACTGCCCGGTTGCAGCGAGATGAGCTGTTGGGACACGTTGAGATATCCGCCGACCGTGGCGAGGGTGATCGGGTCGGCGGTCACCTCGAACGCCTTGGAGACGAGCTCGGCCTTCTCCAGGCTCTGTGTGCCGACCCCGGATGCGAACGACGTGTCGACGATGCGGGGCCGCATGAAGTGCATCGCGGAGGGGGACTCGGTGAGCCCGAGCGCGTTGGCGAACGGCATCCCTGACGGGTACGGGTCGATGACGGCGCCGACAACCGGGGTGACGACGAGCCCGCCGAGATCGCCGGCCGTGGCGACGGTCGTGGTCTTCTCGGTGCCCATGTGTTCGGCGGCCCGGTTCATCGCCGCCTGCAACCGTGTCGCCGACGCGCCATCGGACGCGTGGAGGATGTCGTAGAGGACTTCGCCGGCCCGGTTGTAGCCGGGGGGTGTGGCGACGACGGAGCGGGTGACGCGGGCGAGACGGCTGCGGGACTCGTCCGACATGGCGAGCGTGTCGCCGATGAGGTCGAGCTGCTCGTCAAGGCGGGCGACACGGTCCTTGGCTGCCTGTACAGCGGTCTTCTCGTCGTCGTTGAGGAGCCGGTCCTGTTCGTTCGCGACCTGCTTCATCGAATCGACTCGCCGTTCCAGCGAGTCGCGTTCTTGCAGCAGCCTGTCGACCATCGGGTCTGACGTCAGTGTGTTGGACATCGGGATGCCTCCCCTTAGGACGGAATGCCTGGAACACCGGCCCAGTGCGCGGCGTTCGGGTTTCCATCGGGGCGGAGGCTCCACCTGGCGTGATCCGGCAGGCTCCACCTGGCGGGACCATGCGGTCCCCGGCGGGCTCTACCTGGCAATCACCGGCGGGCTCTCGGGCTCTCCCACGACGACTTCAGGGCGAAGTATCGCCCACCAGGGATGTCCAACGCAAGCGTTTCGCTCGCGACTCGGCGAGCCACCCGTCGAGCTCGGCGAGCTCGCGGTGCGCTGCCGCGGCCCTGTCAGCCTCAGCGATATCCAAGGCTCGGTCGGCGCGGACCGCGAGAACCTTGGCGGACGTGTAGGCGGGGGTGGCGACCAGCGCGACGTGTTCGATGATGGCGCGGAGCCGGGTGGTGACGCCGCCGTCGGTGCGAGAGCCGCCCCGAGCCAACGGATGGAACCGGACCGACAGCCCGTCAATGCCGTCGTCGTACATTTGGCGGACGTCGCGGATGTGGGCGTCACGAACCCGGAACGTGCCGTAGAGGCCGTCGTCGCGGCGGTCGAGCTCGAGGGCGTAGCCGAGCGGGGCGCCGTCGTGGGAGTCCCGCAAGGTGACGTTGCGGATGATGCCACGGTTGTCGGCGCCGTAGTCGAGTTGGTCGTTGAACGCGGCCCGGTCGAACTGCTCCAGGTACGGGGCAGGTGAGTCGGGGTCCATGACGCGGGCCGGTTGACCCCACGGGACGACCATGCCGTGCAACGTGTGGTCGTCGACCATCTCGACTGGTCCGGTGACCGCCCTGTCGAAGCTTTCCACGGTCATCCCCTCTCAGCGCCGATGAGCCCGGCCAGGGCGTCGGCGTCGTTGTTGTCGGCCGGTGCCAGCCGCAGCGCTTCCCGGATCTCCGCCGATGACATGGCGCCGACGCGGGCCAGGATCTCGAACGTGCGGGCCTGTTCCTCGAGCGGTGGCTGCACGTACCGGTCGGGGTTCCACTCGATCACAGTCCCCCGGGGTAGCAGCCATGTCGACATCGGCCCGGAGAACGACTGGACCGCGGTCCGCAACGTCGCCCGCCAATGCCAGTCGGCCAGCATCGTCGTCGTCGAATAGGTGAGCCCGTTGTTCGTCGGCAGGTTCACGAGGACCGATGGGACACCGAACGCGGCGGCGATCATCTCCAAGTCGAACCACATCAGGTCCAACAACGCGAGATCCTTCGGGGACATCGTCACCGTCTCGAGTTCGATCCCGCCGGACAGGACCGCCGGCGCCCCGGGGTTGTGGTAGCGGGAGAACATCCACTGCGCCTGGAACTCGGCGGCCTGGGTGGCGGTGAGTTCGTCGGGATGCTTCAGGACGGCCCACACCCCATACTGGGCGATCGACGCCGCATACGACGCCAGGGTGGCGGCGGAGATCAGGTTGCCGTGCGTCCAGCGGAGCGGGCCGATCCCGCGGCGATGCCCGGCGCCGGGGAGCATCTGGTATGGGATGTGGCAGATGTCGGCCCGGTTCAACCGTTCGCCGGTGTCGTCGTGGCCGATGTACCAGTCGCCGTCACCGTCCACGTAGACGTTGTGCGGGTTCAACGCGATGAACCGGGCCGGGTAACCGTTGGCGTACCGGCCGGTGGCCCACAGGATCACTTCACCGGCGAGCCAGTACGAGTTCCCGGCGGCCTTCATGAAGGCTGTCCAGTCCGGGTACAGCTCTGGCTCCGGGCCGGTGTCGTACCACGATGGCAGCGGGGCCGGCCGCCTGTCCTTGACGGCGTAGGCGGGGAACGACGCGATCTGGCGGACGTTCAGGTCGGCGCACGTCATGACGGTCGACACGCGTTTCAGGTAGCCGGACGGGTTCTGGCGGCCGTAGCCGTAGCCGGTCCACTCGCCGCCACCGGTGGTGGAGAACTGTTCGAGCGGCGGTGTCGCCCATGTCCCACCGGCCCCGGGGGTCGTCGGGGCCGGCCATCCCGACCAGGCAGACGCCGACATCACGAAGTTCCCTGGCGTGTTCGTCGAGCTGGTCGGCCCGACCGAGACGGGGGGCAGGTTGGGGCCGGACCCGTTGTCGTTCGGGACCGCGATGCGGGGGTCACCGCCGCCGGGTTCAGGTTCGAGGATGACCCGGTCATGCCGGGACGGGACGCGTCCGGACGGTACGGGCCGATCCATCACCGGTCAGGCCGACAGTTGACGGCCGAGATGGTCCAGGTTCCCGGCCTGGATATCCCGCCCCAGGTAATCCTTCGCGTTCGTCGTTCCCGGTGTCGCGTTGGCAAGGTTGCGCTTCAGGTAATCCTTGGCGAGCATCGTGGTAGGCATCGGGCGTACATGATGCCACATTCACCATCCGATACGCCGGATGTGCTAATGGACGGCCGGGGTTGGGCGGGGCCGTTCCGCTTCGACGAGACACCAACAGACGCCGCGCAACAGGTCCGTGCGGCGGCCCTGTGCCCGCACGAGTGACAGACCGGCGTCCGTCGGCACCACCCGCGCCGTCCCGATCTGGGCGTCCAAGTCGGCGGTGTCCCGGTCATGCACCACCCGACCAGTCGCCACATGGGACCGCAACAGTGCGAGCCCGATCTTGGTGGCCTTCAACGCCGGGGCGACAAACCGGGTACCCCGACCGAACCGGGCAGCGTCCGGGGTCATCTCGTCGCCGACCACGACCAGCGACCGGCGGTGTTTCTCGGCGACGATCGCCGCCCGCGACCAGGCGTCATCCCACGACTCGAAACACCACCCGCCGACCTCGAGCAGGCCGAGCTCGACATGCGGCAACACCACGGCGACGGCGGCGCCGTGCCCGTTGTTGTCGACCAGCGCGACAACCGCCGGGAAGTCACCGGCCGGGATCGCCGCGACCCGCGCCGCCCACGCCCGATCCGGCAACAACGGCTCCCCGCGACCCTCGACCCCGCCGTGACGCGGCCAAATGTTGAACCACTGGCACCGCACCCCGGCGACGAGCTCGTGAACACCGGGGCCGGCGTCCAGATACGGCAACGCCCGTTTGACATCCGCCGCGATGACCCGTTCCCGGCGACGCGACCAGTGCGGCGACGCCGCCCGCGCCGCGTCCATCGACCCCAACACCGACCCGGCCGCCGCTGACCACTCGAGCAGCAACGTCCCGTCACCGTCACCCAACTGGTCGAGCGCTTCGGCCCGATACGTGGGGACGAGCTCGGTGCAACGCGGGTCCGCCGTCGACGCCAACAACAGTTGACCCGACTTCGCCTCCACCGTCGTCGGAGCCATATTCTGCTGGACCGTCGCCAACCCGATCGACCATGCCTCGTCGACGTAGCCCATCGACACCGTGTAGCCGACCGTCGAACGCTGCGACCGGATCAACCACCGACCCAGCGGCGACTTGTCGATCTCGATGTCACCCGCGGCGTAGCGGCGATGCCAACCCTTCGACTCGGCCCGCGGTGTCGCCCAATCCAACGACTCCTCCGCCAACGACAGGACGTTGGCGGTGTGCATGATCAACTGCGGCTCACCGAACAGGCCGGCGGACTCGGACCGCCAGTCGAGTAGCAGCCCGGACAGGCGAGTCTTGCCGACCTGGCGGGCCACCGACAACAGGACGACCTCCCAACACAGAGCGCCGTGGACGTCATGCTCGAGCAGCCGGGCCGCCGACAACCGTTGGAACCAGCGCAACACCATCCCATGCTCCGACCGGCACCACGCCGTGAACTGCGGCTCGTACGACCCGACCGCGTCCCGATGCGGCGCCGACATCAACCGCGGCCACACCGCATCCGCCGGGACATCCAACAACTCCTCGAGCCACTCCACGTCGAACACGTCGACCGACAAGCTGCCCTCGTCGACCTCGTCAACATCCGGCACCAACACCGGCACCGTGAGCCCGTTCCCGAGCTGGGCCGCCTGCGCCCGTTGACACGGCCCGCACGCCGCCACCAGCCGGCAACACCCCGACCCGTTCCGATGCGGCCGCGGGTGCATCGCCAACGGCGGCTGATGGTCCGCTTCCGTCGCCCGCCGCCCACACCCATGGGCACACATCGGCCGGCCCGCCAACAGGGAACGACGCTCCCGGTCATATTGCGGCCCGTACGGTGAATTACGACGTGGCATAACCGATATCGCTATCCCGATATCCCGATATCGACCCCATATTCACCCCGATATCCCGATAAACGAATAGCCGATATCCCGATATCCCGAAACCGGGTCCGAAAGAGAGAGAATCGTTCCCGGACGTCCCAGATCGGAAGA